ATCTTCGTCTTTTGAATCCCATCCAGTTGCAGCGGATTTGACATCATTTTCTTTTACAAACTGGTTAAATTCAGCCAATTTGAGCTTTCCAGGGTTAGCCTGCATTTGAGTCCGCATTCTAACGTGCCTTTTACGGGCCTCCACTTTACCGGTCTCTTTCCCGGCTAAAACAAGCTGTTGACGTATTAAATACCCTTCGTATTGCCCTTCTATTGAAGCAAATGGATTTGCAGACTGGGTCATGCATTTAAATTTAAATGGAACCCACTCCCTTTTATGCCATCCATGGTTTTTTTTAAGCTGTACAATGTCTACCCAGCGGGCTTCCATTCCAGCGGCTTTTAATTCAGCCGCGCATTCAGGGGGTATTTCAAGCATTGATTTTGCATTATTCCCAAACTCTAACTCTGCCATTTTAGCCCCTTGAGCCTGTTTTGCAGAAATTGGGGCGCGGCCTTGGGTACTGGGTCTTTTAACTTTATTATCGCTCATACTCTTTTTCTCCTATTATCTATATTTTGACCAAGATTTACGTTGTGCTGTTGATTTTAATTTTTCAATATATTTTGGATCATCAACTGGGCGGCCTAAAAGGCGAGCAAACTCTACAGTTGCCTCATCTAATTTAGCCTCTTTTTGTTTGCTGTTTCCTCGGGGAGAACTAGTTGAGGAACTATTAATAGTAAAATCATCAGATCCTTGTGGGTTTTGCTTTCTTTTATTCACTGGTAATACTCCTACGCTTGAGGCTGCCTCTAATATAGCAGACTTAAAAGAATTCGGATTTGCTTGCTCAGACTTGCTCATTCTAGCATAAATCTTTACAGCTTCCTGGGAGAGTTCCGATGACTGATCTGTCAATTCGGGGTACTGCATAGCAAGGTTACTTAAAATGTTGCTTTTTTGAGCCTGTGTTGCCTGAGCTGCTTCAATTTCCCGGCGAGTTTCGTTTCGTAAAAACTCTCTATAGCCTTTAGGGTCTAACACTGGATCTGGTGCATCCTCATTAGCTTGGCTCCGCCGATCTGCAGCCGAGGCCAAAACCGTATCTGCGACCTGACTTAGCTGAGACTTGATATTCTCTAACTCCGCCAAAGTGTTAGCTTGCTTGCGCTCAAATTCTGCTTTAATATTTTTATAAGCATCCTCTGGAGCTACTACTGTTTCGTTGTTATCGTTTGATTCAGTACTCATACTGAGTCACCTATTCCTTCTGATCCCATCCTAGCATTTTACGCTGCCAACCGCGTTTAGGTAGATCGTTGTTGTTTTAGTGCCGCAATTCTTTTTAACAGAAGCCGGGCACCTTGAGCTTCTGCTTTTTTTACTGTTATCTCTTGAATCGAGTTTGCGGAGCCAGCTAAATGAACGTTTAAAAGCTGCTGTTCTATATCTCGAACCTCTGCTTCTAAAACCTTTTTAAGTAAAAGCTCCCACCCCTCTGACTCCACTACCTGCTCTATATATTCTAACTCATCTATCGATAAATTATATTTTTTGCTAAAACTGGCCATAAATAAGGGCTCCGGCAAGGATGAGTTGCGCTATAGCCATGCCTACAAAGGCATACTTTACCTTTTTATTAGCTTGTTCTTGCGCTACTTGGGAGGCTTCAATTTTACTAACAAGGCCATTAATTTGGCTTTTATGCTCTTTGTGCTGGTCAAAAGCCAATTGCTTATACTCAGCTAAGAGGGCCTTTACTTCCACCTGAGCCTTATCTAATTCGTGACTCTTGCTTGTAATAAGCTCGAGCTGCTTGTTTGAGAGGTTTTTAAGCTCAGCAACTAAGCATTTGGCCATTGACACTTGTCTTCGCTTTAAAGTCTGTCTAAAGGCCTCGTATCTATACTGCAAAAAGAGTTTTGTTTTATCTAGAACTTGGGCATTGCGTTCTAGTTGGGTTTCAACCTCCTCTTTTAAGTCTTCCCGAGCTACAAATTCAGCATTTAGTCTATCACGAAGCTCTGTTTCCAGTAATTTAACCTGCTCTAAAAGTGCCTCTTTATGACCCTTATTTATCTCAACAATATAAGAAACTGCGGAGGAAGCAACCCCTGAATCCGCTTCCTTTTCTCCCTCTGTTACCTTATTTAATTTAGCCATAAGTTATGTTCCTCCTTCTGGGGGTGGGGCTTGCTGTGCAGCTTGCTGAGCTTGTCCGGCACCTGCATTTTGCATAGTTTGTTGTTGTGATTGAGCCGCATTAGCTTGCATTTGTTGAGCGTTTGATTGCTGAGCTTGCATTTGTTGTAAGGCTTGTTGCATGCGCTCTGCTTCTTTAACTTTTTGCGCTAAAGCAATTGCTTGTTGTTCGTTGAATTGGCCTAATAACAAATCATCACTCATAATTTGCTGAGCGTATTCCATGAAACCAGGCAAATCCATATTCATACTAATAGGCGTATCCACGCCAGCTAGAATACGATTGACTAGCTCTTCCGGTGTAAAATTTCTATCCATGCCTTGCGGCTTCTGGATGAATCTCCCATAATCTTTAACGCCCTTGGCTACTAAATAATTTTTCAACGCTTCAAAACGCTGCAAAGGTGTAATAATCCCTAATTGAATATCTAGAGGGTTACCAGTAAGCTGCATAACCTCCGCCGCAGTCTGCATTCTAATACCTGAATTAGAGTTTGCAGAATTGGGCTCAAACTCAAAGTCATACTCCCCAGCAACTTCTTCCTTGCTTTTAATTTGTCTAAAATAGCTATTTCCGTCTTGGCCCATAACTCGAAACTCAAGGCCTGCTGGCATCTTCTCTTGAACCATAGCAAAAGAATATTTAAATACCTTTTTCATAGCGCGATTAAGCCTACGCAAAAATATATCTAAATTATTATTACTCTCTTGCATGATAGCTTGAACTCCAGAGGCGGTTCTAGCTGCTCCCTGGCCACCGATAACTCCAAAATTCAAGTCAGAGATGCCCGTTAGCTTCTCTATAATAGAGTATAAGAACTGCAACTGCTGCATAGGAAAAGCATGTCTTGCTCCTAATTGCGGAAAAAAGATACTCCCCGGGTCATCCACGGGTATCAACCGTCCTGGCTCAACTGCAATTGAGGTTTGCGTGAGCGAGCTGCTTTGTCTATAGTATCCAAAAGGCATAGAAGAGAGGAGCCCAAAGTCAATAGCCATATTGTTAAGCGCATCAATCTCTTGACAAATAGAGTAGGTAAGCTCTACTAAGCCAATCCCATAAGTTTGCCCCTCGCGGATATAAAAATCAGCTTTAGCATAAGGGCGCTTTTTTGTTTTACGATTAATCCGGTGTAAATAAGTTGCTCGCAAAATTTTAGAGGTTTTTTTATGAACCCAGCAAACAATCTCAGTATTAATTCCGCTTCCATCTACATCTTTTTTGATATAGCACTCTAAGATTTGGTAACGGTTTAAATCAAAAGTCTTATCAACCATTGCAGCGCCGGAATTCTCTGTTTGTTGCAACTTAATACCGCTAGAGACCTCTCCAGTTTTAGGGTTGTCGCCGGCTTCAATAACCTCAGCTACCACATCTTTATCAAAAATCCCTTGATCAACTAAAGTCCACAAGTCACTAGCAGTAAGCCATGCTGATTCGATGACTGCGTCTGCTTGGTCCACGTCCCCATCACCGCCAATGATTACGAAATCTTCAGGGGCTACGCGTTTAATTTTAGGGCCGTTAAAATCCTCAACGACCGTTTCCTCTTCCACGTCGTCAAATTCAATTGCCTCCACAGGCAGCTGCTGGCCCTCCGGGCTAACTACGAATTTGGTAACTTTTCGAGGTTTTTTAACAACATCTACAATTCGAGAATAGCGCTTATCCCATGACATTTTAAGCAATCCTACGCCTCTAAATGCCCAGTTCCAGATAAAACTATCTATTTCTCGCTCAATTCCGTCATAGTCATTGACCCAACTCTTCATTGTGTATTGAATCAGATCTTGAACCAAGTTGGCTCTATCGCCTTCATTAGCAGCAACTCTAGCTTTTACGTTGCAATAGGGCTCTTGTCCCAATATAGCCGAATAAAACCTGGCATGGAACGTTTTACCAATAGTTAATATTACAGGGAGGTGCAAATCTGATGCCCATTCTGCCGGGGCCTCGATGATTGGATCTATAAACTCGTCTACTTGCTCCAAATAAGCCTGCTGACGCTGTAGCCATTTAGCTCTATCGCCGTTAGCCTGGACCCAAAGGGCTGTTACAGCCGAACCAAAATTCTCTTCAACAAGCTTTTTATAGAGTTTCTTAACGGAACGTTCAACTAACTTCGTATTATTATCAAGTTTTAACTCCTCTTCGGAGAAGGCATTTTTACGGCCCTCTTGAGCCGTTTTTGCGTCATCATTAATGCTATTAATACCCATTGGTTACCCCTTATACATGCGGCGCAGGAAAGACCCACGGCTTTTAGAGCTATTAGATCTTACCACAGATCCGTTTAAATCCCGAGCTTGGCTTTGCATGCTCCCCGGGGTGCCCCTATCTAGGTTATTAGAGGCAGCTAAAGCGTATTTTAAACACGCAAGCACATCTTTGTTGCTTATATCTAGTTTTGGCTTATATTCATCTACATTCCGGTACTTAACCCAAGCAACATTCTCTATATCCTTTTTTAAACCAACCATATCATCAAATATTTTAAGCTTAG